GTTGGTTTATTGATGGTCGCGAGGTTATGTCATGTGACGTTGACGATCTTGTTACTAGGATGGAGGGTATGGTGGAATGATGGATTCTCCGTCACGTTCGTTGATTCTTCGTTTGAACGCTTTGCGGAAACCTCTTATTATTAGGGGTACGATGGTATGGCCTCATATTTCTCGCTATGAGATTCAATACATGGAGGGCTATTGGTTTATTGAAGGTCGTGAGGCTACGTTGAGCGATGTTGACAAGGTTGTTAGTAGAATGGAGGGACACGGATGAAGAGTAAGCTAGCTGAAGCACTAGAGAAGTATTCAACGCGCGAGTACTATCTTCCTATTCTTCAGGCGGAGATTAAGGTTGACGACGAGGATGTTATTTATTACAATAATTTCAGGGTCACTGAGAAAGCTCTTGACTCGGCGCTTCAGCTTGAAGCGGTTCTTGAAGTAGAAAAGAGTATGGACAATGCTTAAAGAGTGTGTCAAGATAGTTGCGATTCTCATGAATTCCTTCCCTGAATCGCATATCATCGTAGAAAACTCCGACTTTAATCTTTCATATAAAGGTGGGAAGTATTCGTTCACAACCAAAAGAGGTGTAGCACGATCAGCAAAATTTTACCGTTCCATTCTTAATATTATTGATGAGGAGCTTTTCAGTGGAAACCCGAAAGTATCTTCTCGAAGGTGAGGAATATTCCTTCACATTCCTAAAACGGACCGCGGTCACCATCATCACCTTCCACTGCCCCACTCCACACACCATACGCATCAGCAAGCACGGCAACGCGGTGACCGGTGTGTTGGAGATGGACAGAATCTTCCAATGTTCAATTGTTATCAACGACCCGTTCATGAAAGATGATGACATTATTGAAAAGGTGTTTCGCGATCTTTGCTGGGTCTACTTAGAGACCATTCCGGTTCGAGTTGACGAACCAAAAGATGTTGACGAAAACATGAACACGGGCTATCTTTTCTGATATGGGTATCTACATATCAACTCTAGAAGACGCTGAAGTTGAAGTCCTCAAGGAGGAGATCGACACTAATCGATCAACAACGTCACCATCGGGTGATAAGAGGGTTGTTAAGACCATTGACCTTCAATGGCAAACAACTATCAGACAGGTAGATGACGTCGATCCCGATAGACTTCAGTCAACGATCCACCGCTACACCGCTGATGTTCACTACATTCACGGTAGGGGCACAATCGATATCTACGAAGGTGAGACAGAGAACAAACTATCAACACACAGCATTTCACTAAGTAACATTCCGAAACCTGAATACATCGAATACCTAGCCGTCCTGATGTGTGTGGTACACTCAGGACACACGCCAACAAGCGTGTACTTCGAACAACATGAAAGGATCATCTCCGATGGCATCGAACGAGATCTCATCCGTTAACGTGGCCGCCAACCTTCAGGCCAGCGGCTTCTACAGCACCATCAAGGGCACCACCCTCGAGGACAAGAAGACCGTCTACCAAGCCGTCAACGGCTCTGATTCCGTCGCCGACCTTGTCGGTAGCGTCGTTGGACTCAAGCACATCATCGTCCAGGAAGTCGAGATCACAAGCGAGGACAATGAGGTCATCACCGTCCCCCGCACCACTCTCGTCCTCGACGACGGCAAGGTCTACTCCGCCACCTCAAAGGGCCTACTCAACAGCGTGAGGAACATCATCTCCATCTTCGGAGACCCGAACGAGTGGGAGCAGCCCCTCACCGTTAAGGTGGTTGAAAAGGGTACCAAGATGCGCCGCTTCTACTCCCTTGAGGTTGCCTGACCGTCTACAATACATAGAAGCTCCTCCGCCCCTCCACACGGAGGAGCGGAGGAGCTTTCATGTCCGGTAACCCATCACTAGGAGACTTGCGCCTCAGGGCCCTCAAAGCTGAGGCCCGCGCCACTCGCAAGGTCCGCCTCATCAAGCAAGGGACCTACAATCCTCGCGCGGGCGGCCTGCTCACTGACCTGAACAATGGACAGTTCGGCGTCGATATTGCGGGCACAGAATATGATGTGCGCAAGGGCGAGGCACGCATCAATCGCATGACGACGGCGCAGGTGAAGCGCCATCTCGAACGTCTCGATAAGTTTCTTTACCAGGGCACCACATATTATGCGGGAGCTCGGGGGAATATCATTAGCGGTGACGCCATGCGTGCCGTGCGCCGCGAGTATAAGCGTGATAATGAGCGCAAGCGCGAGTACAAGAAATCGGTTGCAGGAACCTTCATCCCATGGGTTGGCATCACAGCGAAAGAATATGACGAGGATTGGCGCGTTAAGAAGGCCTACCTGGAATCCGGCAGTGCTGAATCCTTGGTTGAGTATCGCCTTCCCACTCCGCGGCGCTTCAGCTCCGATGAGGGCGCATACACTATTGCCAAGAGTATGAATGAGCGCCAGACGACTCGAGGACACAATAAGGCGATCTCTCAAGCGCGTCAGAATATTTCAGAGATGATTGATGAGGTCGGCGATGATCGGCTGCGTAGAGTTCTCGATCTCCCGGACGATAAGCTCTGGTTCATGTGGAGTAATGATGATTACTTCGCAGATCGCCTTTCCCGTCTTTACTGGGCGATCCACAACCAGGATAACGATAAGATCGGTAAGCGCGCTATTGCCGCGATACTTGATGACTATGATGAAAAAATCTTCACTCTCCTTGGTATGATCGATGAAGCCGAAAATCTCGAAATCAAGCCGGAAAAGACGCGCAAAAAGTCCCGTCGCCGTAAGAAGCGCTGACTTCGAGACCACCACCGACGAGAATGACTGCCGCGTCTGGGCGTGGGCATCGGTGGATATTCACAACCTCAAAGACCTCAAGCGCGGCACAGATATCGGTTCATTCATCGATCACCTAGGGAAAGGGGCAACGACAACCTACTTCCATAATCTTTCCTTCGACGGCATCTTCATCATTGACTACATTATGAAGAATGGCTGGAAGTGGGTTGAAGGTAAGCCCGGGGAGATGGAGTTCTCAACTCTCATCGATAAGATGGGCAAGTTTTACACCATCACCATTAATGTGCACGGCGTTGTTACCGAGATCCGCGATTCGCTCAAGAAGATTCCCATGCCCGTTGCGGCGATCGCAAAGGCCTTCGATCTGCCTGAGCTCAAGGGCGAGATCGATTACGACAAACCCCGCCCGGCCGGCTACATTCCTACTGAAGAGGAGTGGGACTATTTGCGCCGTGACGTCGAGATCGTGGCCCGCGCGCTCGCCGAGCAGCTTTCTCATGGCATGACGAACCTTACCGTAGGCAGCGATGCCATGGCCGAGTTCAAGAAGGTCTACGGCGGGCAGGCAGCGTTCACGAAGTCTTTTCCCATCCTTCCTGCCAGCTTGGATCAAGAGATTAGGCAGGCGTATCGCGGTGGCTTCGCGTACGCTGACCCTCGTTTCTCTCGGCGTATTGTGGGTGCGGGCGACGTGTATGACGTGAATTCATTGTATCCGTACGTCATGCATGAAGACCTCTTGCCCTTCGGCAAGCCGAATATCGTTGATTATATTCCCGATGACGGCCTGTTCATTACTTCCGTGACGGTGACTGCGAAGCTGAAGGAAGATCACATCCCCTGCATTCAGATTAAGCGTTCTCGATTCTTTAACGGGGCAGAGTATGTGAAGGCCATTGATGAGCCGACGACACTTACGTGCACGTCGGTTGATCTAGATCTGTGGTCGAAGCATTATGACCTCAATATTATTACTTGCAACGGCACATTCACTTTTGATAGTGAGCGTGGGATGATCGCCGATTATATTGATAAATGGATGGAAGTGAAGGCCAACTCGACCGGCGGCAAGCGAACGATCGCCAAATTAATGCTGAATTCACTTTACGGAAAATTCGCCAAGAACACGAACACGACTGGGAAGAAGCCCATCCTCGACGGCGATCACGTCAAGCTGGTCAGCGGCCCCGCGGACAGCGCCGACCCCGTCTACACTCCCGTGGGCTGCTTCGTGACCGCATGGGCACGGCACCATACAGTCACTTCGGCGCAGCTCAATTATGACCGCTTCCTATATGCTGACACTGATTCACTGCATCTTCTGGGGACGGAGAAGCCGAATCAGATCACCGTGCATCCGACGAACATTGGAGCTTGGAAGCATGAGGCCACGTTCTCACGGGCGATCTTCGTGCGCGCTAAACAGTATTGTGAGGTTATCGATGGCGTTCCGGAAACGCACATTGCTGGGCTACCGAAATACCTTGCGGCGCAGATCACACCTGAAGATTTACTTGAAGATCAACGATGGTATGGTAAACTCATGCCTACAAAGGTTCCAGGAGGAGTAGTCCTGAAGCCGACCTCATTTACATTCGCCGCATAAGGAGAATATCATGGCAAAGAAGAACATCACCGTCAGCATTGACCGCAAGCTCGATGAGTTCATCGAAGAGAAGCAATGGGACCTGCGCCTCAAGCGCCCCCTCCTGCTTCGTAAGATTCTTGAAGACTGGGCGGTCGAGCACGGTTACAAGGCCCCGGAGTCTGGCGACGAGTGACTAGGGCTGCCCGGGTACCACGGATTGAATGCCGCCGGGCACCGCATTCGATTGGTAGTCGGCTGTTGCCGTAGCCAGAATTTCCGGTTAGCTGGTAGGGTAGGGGCGTAGAGCTCCTACCCTACCTTTATGGAGAAGTAAAATGGACTTCAATTCTCTTGTAGATATGCTTCAGAATCCGCCGGAGGACGGTCTTCCGGCCACTATTTATGATGATCTGCGCGGTGCCTACGATGAGGTGAGTAGTGGGTTTGATTCGGCGAAGACTAAGATCGAGGAGATGACATCGCAGAATGGCGAGCTGAATGATCTCGTTAATTCGCTGAAGAGCAAGAACTATGATCTTCTGACTGCGGTATCGGATGGCAGTTCTACTGCCGAGTCCGGCGATTCCGATAATGTTGACGACTATCAGGACGATGGTTCGATCGACGCTTATTTCCAGAACCAGGGCAATGACAAGGAGAAGAACTAATGCAGCCCACAGGTAAGATTCGCGGGATTGATAATATTGAGGCGCTGAACCGCATTCGTAACGATGCGTCCGCCGACTATCAGAGGCGCGTCCCGGAGGCGACCAAGGGCAATATTTCTGCGACGCTCCGCAGCCTCATGTCCTACACGCCGTCCTACAATGAGTTCTGTGACGCGCTCGTCAACCGGATCGGCACGTACATTCTCCGCGACATTACATGGAACAACCCCCTCGCGATCTTCAAGCGCGGCATGCTCGAGTTCGGTGACACGATCGAAGAGGTACAGCAAGGCCTCATCGAGTCCTACCTGTACTCCGGCGACCGCGACTACATGGAGAAGGACCTGTTCGCGGCGCGCAAGCCCAACGTCGCTTCCCAGTTCCACACCGTGAACCGGCGCGAGTACTACAAGATCACGGTCAACCGTGATCAAGTGCGCCGCGCCTTCCTGGACGAGTCCGGCCTGCAGCAGTATCTGCAGCAGATTCTCGCGGTACCGACCACGTCGGACCAGTGGGACGAGTTCCTGCAGACTACGTCGCTTTTCGCCGAGTACGAGGCCAATGGTGGATTCTGGCACGCTAAGGTCCCGAACCTGCGCACTCTTGCCGCCACTGAGGCGGATTCGAAGGCCTTCATCAAGAAGACGCAGGCGCTCGCCGGCAATCTCCAGTTCATCAGCCGCAAGTACAATGCGGCGCACATGGAGACATTCGCCAAGCCCGAGGATCTGGTGCTGGTCACGACCCCCGAGGTGATGGCGAACATTGGCGTTGAGGCGTGGTCCGCCGCCTTCAACCAAGAGTTCAGCCAGTTGAACGGGCGCATTGTCACCATTCCGGAAGAGTACTTCGGGATGGAGAAGACGCAGGCGATCCTGACGACGAAGGATTTCTTCGTCATCGCCGACAACCTGCTTGAGAACCAGTCTCAGCCGAACGCGATTTCGCTGGGTACCAACTACTTCCTGCACCACTGGGAGGTGATCAGCGCCTCGCTGTTCGTGCCCGCCGTCGCCCTGTGGACCGGTGACGACGATTCCACGATCACGATCAAGCCGAGCGAGCTCAAGTTGACGATCGAGAAGGCGGCCCACGCCGATACTGGCGCCCCGGTTTCGACGACGGCGAAGGCACTGCCGGGCGAGAACATTGAGATTGTCCACAAGGTTGCCGGGAAGAACACCTACGACTATGAGTTCGGTGTTGCCTTCTCGGTGACTGGCGCGAAGTCTCAGCGCACTCGCATCACGAATGAGGGTGTGCTCAAGGTGGGTCTGGATGAGACGGCGGAGACGCTGACGGTCGTGGGCTCGATCACGTACATCGATCCGACGACTCACAAGCGGATCACGCAGACTCCGGTGACCGTGCAGGTTTCGGTGGATGCGTCGAAGGCCGTGAAGGTCTGGCCCAAGGAGTAATCCTCCTTTCCTTGAATACCACGGCCGTCGTTACGACGGTCGTGGTATTCTTCTTTCATGACTTCATATCAGCCCCCTGAAGATATTGGGGATTTCGGATACGATTTTAATTACGCCGTGTGGACTCCGGGCACCACGGTTGTTCTTTCGCGCGTGAAATGGGATTCCACGTACCGCGATATTGTGTGGTTCGATGACTACGACAAGGCGTGGAACTATCATGATGAGAAGGGTATCAAGCTTGTCGTCAATGGGTTGACGTACTGTGCTCAGGGGCAGCCTGTAAGGCTTGATATTCCCTTCAGCCAGGCGAATGAGTACAATTACATGTGCGTGAGGAATGCTGCTGATTCGGTGAATTCCCGAAACACGTTCTACTACTTCATCACGTCCGTAGAGTACGTTGCGCCACACACGACCGAGTTCACCGTACAGCTCGACGTCTGGCAGACCTACATGCACGAAATCAAATTCGGCATGTGCTACGTCGAGCGCGGGCACATCGGCATCGCCGCCCAAGACAAATGGGAGAACTACGGGCGTAAGTACCTCACCGTCCCCGAAGGCCTCGACACCGGCGGCGAATACGTCATCTCTGAAGTGTGGCGCCATGACATGGCCTCCGTCGAGCATATCGACGGCAACGTCGATTCCGCCAACTATGACATCATCGTCACCTCTGCTATCGACCTCCTCGTCGATTACGGCACCGAAGATGACCCCCACTTCCAGACGGCAAAAGGATCGCTCGCCGGAGGCATGGCGAACGCGACGTGCGTGTACGCCATGAACGTCGGCAACTTCCGCACCCTCGCCGAAGCCCTCTCCAACTGCCCATGGGTGAGCCAAGGCGTGCAAACCATCACCGCCATCCCGAAAGGGATCATTAACTTCGACGGGCTGACGAGTGCGAAAACGCCGGACACATCCGGCTATGAAGAGGACAAGAAGCGGCGCACCAAGAAACAGGGTGCAACCGTCTACCCGATCACCACCGGCTTCGGATCCGCAGGAATCAACAACAACCAGACGATCGATCTTGCGCCCGGATTCCGCAAGGAGGACAACATTCCCGAGCGCTACCGCATGCTCTGGAAGCTCTACACCTACCCGTACATGGTCTATGAGGTGACCATGTTCAACGGCGCCCCGCTCCTGGTGCGCCCCGAATGCGTGTGGGACACGAGCCTGAAGGTGACCATGTGGGCGCATGTTGTGCCGCCGGGGCCGCGCATCATGTTCACTGTCAATGGCTACAATCAGAACAATACCGGCGACGGCAACAACGCCTACTCCGAGCACTTCGACGCCATGACCGGGATCAGCGCCCTGCCGACGTTCGCGCTGACGAACAATGGATACCTGCAGTACATGGCGGGCAATGCGCACTCGATTCACTACCAGTACCAGAGTGCCGATTGGGCTCAGCAGAAGGCGATCCGGGGTGCGGACACGTCCTACACGCAGGCTCAGGCGTCTATGATGCAGGCGAATCAAGCGACCGACCTCACCAACGCTTACTCGCGGCAGGGTGCTGAGTACAACGCCAACATGCGCCTGTTGGGCGGCTCGTTGAATACCGGTGCGAGTGCGATTGGGCAGCTTGCTGGCGGCAATCTTGGCGGGGCGCTGAGTTCGGCGCTGATGGGCGGCATCAATAATGGTATGGCCTACGGGATGGCGATGGAGAACAACCGCCGCGAGATCGAAGCCCGTAGCGCCATGACTGGGTTGAATAACAGCTACGCGAAGTTCAATGCTGATACGAATTTGGCGATGGCGAAGTTTGCCGCCAACGGCGATTATGCGAACGCTATTGCGGGTATCAATGCTAAGGTGCAGGACTCGCGGATGATCGCTCCGACAACGTCGGGCGGCGTTGGCGGCGACGCCTTTAACCTCGCTACCTATGGGTGGCGTCTCGTGTGCCGTCAGCGTCGCATTGATGACGGCACTCTGACTCGTATCGGGGAATTCTGGCTGCGCTACGGGTATGCGATGAATATTCCGACGAAGGTTCCCAAGAATCTTCAGTGCATGACCAACTTCACGTACTGGAAGATGCAGGAGACCTACCTGTATTCAACAACGTGCCCCGAAGGTTTTCGCCAGTCTATTCGCGGCATTTTCGAGAAGGGCGTGACTGTGTGGTCTGATCCGGATAGGATTGGGAAAACCGATTTCGCAGACAACGAGCCCCTACCCGGCGTCAACATCAATATGGAGTGGTGATCATGAAGCGTGAGGATTACGTGAACAGTCAGATATACCGTCCTTTCGCTGAAGGCGGCTCGATGCGGGCGAACCCCGCCCAGAATAGAGAGGATCATCTGTTTCGCATGTACGTGCGGATCATCAGTGAGTTGTGCTCCAACCGTTTCAATTGGCAGGGCCTACCTGAGACGATCGACGCGAGGTATCTGGAAGTTACGCTTATGCATGATGCGCTGGCCGTGTTCTATTACGACCAGGAATTCGCAAGGTTCATGGCGTTGCGCGCCACAGGGCTCGGGCAGTTGAATATGTACAACAACCCGACTGAGTTCGTGGTTTACGGAAATCAAGTCTATTCGAAGACGCTGGACGCTAAGAGCTGTGTCCCCATTTGGGCGAACTATATGCGCTGCCCGGACTGGGATGTGATCGACACTTACGCGCAGCGGCTCGCAGCCTTCGACCGCACCCTTGAGATCAACATGCTGAATGCTCGCCACCCTATCGTGTTCGCGGTCAACAACAACGAGTACCACACCTTCGTGCAGGCCTACAACAAGGTTGTCGAGGGACAGCCCGTCATTTTCGCAACCGAAACCATGAACCGCGATTCACTAGCGGACAAGGTTGCCATGTTCGATACGGGGTACAAGCCCCACCAGATTCAGGACGTCATGGAGGCCAAGGTCAAGACTTGGAATGAGTGCATGACATTGCTGGGCATCATGAACGTGAACTCTGAGAAGCGTGAGCGCATGGTTGTTGAGGAAGCCAGCGGCAGCTCGGGGCAGGTGCTCGGGATGCGGGCCGTGGCTCTGAATGCGCGGCGCGCAGCGTGCGATCAGATCAACCGCATGTTCAAGCTCGATGTCCACGTCGAGTGGAACCTCGACCAGACGTCGGAACCGGGGGAGGACCCGATGGAGATGATGGCGATGCAGGCCGCTATGGGTGGCCTGGGGAGCACCGATCTTGAGGCCATGAACCCTCACAGCGATAAGGAGACCACTAATGCCTGACTTCACTATAGAACTGCGCGAAGTCGTTGCACGGCACGGCACCAATTCACTGGGGCTAGATTCGTACCCGATTTTCGATGAGGCGTATCGCGATATTCTGAACCAGAAGATCATCGATCATTTCTGGTACAACGAGATCTCGCATGAGACTGTGGACATGTGGATGCGGCAGATGCGCACCAAGATGCAGGAGATCATGCCGTACTACAACAAGCTGTATGAGGCGGAGCTCATCAAGATCGACCCGCTGTCCACGCAGGATGTCATCTCGACGTCGGCGAGTGAGCAGGATTCGAGTTCTCGTAGTGAGCATAGTGACAGTGGAGAAACCACGTCGAAAACGGTGTCGAAGAGTGATGCGAAGTCGAGGACGGTGCAGTCGCAGCTTCCTCAGGTGCGCTTGTCGGGCGACAAGGATTATGCGACGGCGGCCAGCGACGTGAGTAGCGATAGTGGGGGTGTGAACGATACGGACGGTTCGACGGCGTCGCGCGGGTCGGGCGAGTCGTCTTCTCGCGGTTCGCAGTCGTCCAAAACGCGGTCGAAAGGCTATACTGGGCATACGGCTCAGCTTATTGCGGCGTGGCGTGACACGTTTATCAATGTTGATCTCATGATCATTGTTGAATTGCAGGAATTGTTCATGGGGATTAGGAGTACGAATGACAGTTTCACTGGAAGGTCGGCCGCATTCCGGCCCTGGTCAATTTATTGAGGATGAGTACCTGCTCATTCCTCCTGACTATCGTCTGAGTAACTCTATTCCTTTCACCTACAGGGACGGGTACACGTACCTGCAGATGATGGAGGAGATGCGCAGGTGGGTTGACGATGGGCTGAAGACGGCGCTCAGCAATGCACTCGAGTCGCTTGCGGGGGATTATAATCAGAAAGTTCATGCTCTCATTATTGATCTCAATAAGGAGATGGAGAACTACAAGGCGTTGCCGCCGCAAGTGCGACAGATGCTGCGCGATGCCATTGCGAAGTATGATGATGAGTTCAAGATTTTCAAGAATTCGTTGGAGGAGTATCTTGATCGTCGCATTAACCGCGATCACATTGAGGTAACGAACTGGCTGCGCGGTGGCCCCTCCACTCTGGAGGAACTGCTCTTCGACATGCACAACCGTTACACAGTCAATGGGTTGTTGGCGGAGGACTTCTCTCGCATGGCTGCAACGTGTAAAGAGATCGACGATCTGCCGATGAGCATCTCTGAGATGGAGACCAATGGTAAGGTGTTCATCCGAGAATTTGATCGCGACTATATTTTCTCGCCAATTACCGGGAACCGCATGAACATGAGGGATGCCCTGTATGAGGTTGTGGAAATGATGAAAACCGGTAGTGGTAACATGGTGTCGTGGACAGTGGACTACTTCGAGACGCCATCACTGCAGGACATTGAAAACCGATTCGTGCCAGCGTAAGGAGAGAAAATAATGCCGGCAACAAACAGGACCAAGAACTTCCAGCTCCCGATCTACCAGGCGAGTGACCATTTCTCCGTACTCGGAGACATGAACAGCGCCATGAACATGATTGACGAGAAGCTGGGCGAGGCGACCGTCCAGGCGACGGCGGCGGCGCGCGATGCCACCAGCGCGCTGGCGGCCGCCAACGACGCGTCCGACAACACCCACATCGCCAAAGAGTCGGCCCAGTCGGCACTCTCCGTGTCAGCCAACGCTAAAGGCGACGCGCAGCGGGCCCAGACGATGGCTGAGGAAGCCAAGACGAAGTCTGACAAGGCCGTTGAGATGGCGACGGCGGCGTCCACTAACGCCACTGAGGCGAACCGGACGGCGGCGACGGCGACGGCGACGGCGAACGCTGCATCGCAGACAGCGAACGCGGCCGCTGCGAGTGCGTCGAGTGCCGCCCAGTCAGCGAACGGGCTGGCGGCGGGTATCGCGGATGCGAAGGCAGCCGGTGACAAGGCTGCGGTGATGCGCACCCGGTACCAAGTGATCAAGTCTGGTGAGAACGACCGCATCCTTCGCAGCGCGAATGACTCTGAGAACACGACCGTTGTGTCGGGTACTGTGGAGCTGAATGCGGATGATGTGGTGACGGCGATTGCGCAGGCGCACCACAGTACGCAGGGGTCGAACGCGATTCACTGGTACTTGTTCATGGAGCGCCCAAGTGGTGCGACGTCATGGTTCGCCTGCTCCGGTTCTCAGGGACCGTTCGACGGTAGCTATGTGCATTCGCAGGTGGCGGGGATGTTCAAGGCGGATGAGGGTGCGGGACGGTACACGTTCTCGCTCCGGTTCAATGGGCCGACGAACAAGGACACGAAGGTGTTCATGCGCAACACGCGCATTGTGGTACACTGATCCTGCCGGGAGATGAGGTCACCCTCCAGCGCCACGGGGTGGGCGCTGGAGGGTGTTTCATATGGAGTGTGAAGTATGGCTTTCGATGAAGTCCACAAGAAATGCATGATTGCTACACTCGCCACTGTTGAGGCGAGTAACGATTATTCTATTATTTCGGCCCCGGATACTCTTTCTCTCGGTATCGGGCAGTGGACGCAGGGACGCGCCTACGATCTTCTCGCACGCTTCAGCGGGGTGAGTTTCGGCCCCACTGTTGACGGGTGGATGGCTGAAGGGCGCGATTCGTGGACGATCGGGTCCCGGAAGTACCAGTATCTGGGTGCGGGCGACCGTAGTGCGCTCAGTGACGCGCTGGATAGTGAGCAGGGGCATCGCATCCAGAATTCGCAGATGCTCGCAGACCTGGAGAATGAGTACATTCCCCGCTGTCAGGAGCTGGGGATGGACCCTGAAGGGGAGACTGAAGCGTGCATGCTGCTGATCGTGGTGATGCACCGGTGGGGGAACTACGCGAGTATTCTGGGGCGTCTGGCGCAGGGTGCGGGGACGCCTGCGACACTGGATTCAATGGCGGCAGCCATCAAGTATGAGGGCGAATGGTGGGCGGTCGGGCAGCGCTATGAGGTCGCGTACCGGATGATCGCCAACCTGGAGACGAACGGCGTGGAACTCAGCCCCGGAGAGTCGGGCACTGATATGTCCAAAAGTGCCGGAAAAGATGCGGGAAAGGTCTCCAAGAAAATCAAGTACGTCAAGCGCGATGGTAGTGGAGCACTCAGCATCTATCTCGTTGACGGAACCATTGCTCGCGCTATGCCTAGTGGCGATGGTTACTGGGTGGCATCGAAAGAGTCGCAGAAGGATGGGAAGAAGAGTGGATCTGGAGGCGGCGGCGGTGGCGGCGGGGGGGGCGGGGGGGGGG